CTCCCGCGTCCGGTTCTTGCTCTGCATCTCCCCCAGGGCAACGTGCGCGGGTCCTGATCCCCACACCCCGCCGGAATACTTGTGGAAGCGGCCCACAATCGCCGGGAACCGGCGGAAGCCGCCTTCCTTGATGATGACCTTGCCTTTCGCGTCGAAGATGCAATCCGTCCAGGGCAGGCCCAGGCTGTCCGCCCGGTAGCCATTTGCGTTCTTGCGCGGGTAGATCGCTCGGCTGATCGTCACCGAGTCGTCTGGTTTCTCCTTCGCCTTCTCCAGAATCTCCTGGCCGACCGACTGCCCCCAGCGGGCCTGGGCCGCCCCAGCAGACATCACGGTGTCATAGAAGATCGTGTTCACCACGCCCGCGGCGTTTTCCGCAATGGTGTAGGCCCCAGGGGCCAACGTCTCGAACTCGAAGCCGCCGAACGTGCCGGCCCGCCCCAGGCGTTCAAACATGAGCGTGGCGGAGGTGGCGATAGTCGTAAAGTCCGTGTACCACTCCCCGAATTCCGCGATGAAGTTGCTCGCGTTGAGCGCGTTCAGAAACCGCTGCGCCGTGTCCTCCAAGTAATTCTGGACGGCGTTGCTGGCGTTCAATTCCTCTTGGCGCATGCGGAAGGCCAGCCAGCGTTGCGCGGGGTTGGTCAGGTTCCCCTGGAGGAAGGTGGCGAGATCCCGCGCCGCCAGCTCCCCCGCCGCGCAGATTTGCTGCGTGGTGAGTTTCTGGCCTGCGGCCGCGCCGGTCAGAAGGGTGCTCCGCCGGGGGCAGAAGAGTTCCTGAATCTCGATCCACCCCGACTCCCATGGCGTCCGCATCGCCAGCAGTTGCGAGCGGCGCTTGACGAGGGCGGTGATGTCAACGGCCATTAGCCCATCCGTTTCCCGGTCAGCAGGTGCTTACGCTTCTGCATCCGCATCATGTCGCTGAGATCGCTCTCCGACATGCCCATCATGCTCTTAATCGCGTCATGGGCACCTTCCGGCATGTCCTCCATTTTCGCCTTGCCCATCTTCACGGCATAGGCCATGCGGGCGGTATCGGCTTGCTTGCGGCTCGTGGAGGGCATCAGCGTCCCCCCATTCGCGCATACCGGCCCCGTTCCTGCCGGGGATCGCGGAGGCTCACCAGTGGGTCGTAACTCATCCGGGCCATCCGGTCTTCGGGACGGAGTTCCGTCTCCTCCCGCATCCGGCCTGCGCGATATGCTCCGGCGAACGTCCGCAGCGCCGACGCCCCATGCGAGGCCCAATCGTGGATCGGCTCCCGCCCGAAGGCCCGTTTCGCCTCATCCCAGGGGAACTTATAGTTGCGGGCGGCATCCAGGCCGTCTTTGCATTGCTCCTTATCGAACCGGAATCGCCGGAAGAGTCGGCGCGTCGCCTCGATGCTGTCATCAAGGCCGGCCTTCTCCGCGACGTACAGCGGCGATAGGCGGTAATCCTGCTCGGCGATTTCCACCCGCGACTTCACGGCGGTCCATTCGGTCACTGCCATGTCGTGCGGGAACAAGTGCTCACCGTAGCGGTACTCCCGCTGCTCTTTCAGGACGTGCGCCCAGTGGGAGAGGTCTTTCCCTTTTCCCTCGATATACTCGATGAAATTGATGCCGTCCCCGACCTCCTGATACAACCAGATCGCCGTCGTGTCGCGCCCGATGTCCCACGCCGTTCCCACCGGCAGCGTCACCTCGTAGGGCACGAATGTCACCCGCCCTTCTGCCTCCGCCCGCGTGATCAGATCCCCGAACACGGCCCCGCGCACGCTCCCCTTGAACGAGCAATACTGCTGGGACTGGATTTCCTCCTCCGGCGTCCCGTTCCGCCGCATTTCCGCGATGGACTCCCGATCCGGGTGCAGGGGGTCGTCCTCCTCCGGCACCACCGGCAGGCCGTCTTCCCCAGGGGCATCTCGCTTCGTGTCCTTCACCGTAATCAACTGGCAGAACCAGCGGGGATTCCGCTTCGCCATCTCGTACAGGGCGTATGCGTGGTTCTCGCCTTCCGGCGTGAAATCGAAAATCGCCCACCCGCCGTTCTCCGCCAGAATGGGCTGGATGATCTTAGTCCACACCCGAGGATCGTGGAGCTGATATTCCGAGAAGATCACCCCGATGGGATTCGGTCCGCTCAGGCTATCCGGGTCATCCGCCCCCATTACCTGCCAAGTAGACCCCTCGGCATTCGCATCCCCATAGCCGTACTGCCCAGGCAGCGGCTTCAGGATCACCTGCATCTCGGTATCGTTCTCGGCCTTGACGAGCGCCTTGGGAAACCGCGCCCGAAACGGAATCCCGTCGAAGTCCTTCCCGTCCCACATACTGAGGCGCCCGCGCACCTTCGTCGGGTAGATGTGCCAGTACAGACCGGCGCGGCGCTTGAGGGCTTTCTGCGTGATCGCCAGCGCCGTTATGTCCTTCCCGTGGCGTCGGGGATAGACGAGGACCAGCCGCTTTCGCCCCTGCTCCCAGGCAATGAGGGGTTTCAGCTGATAGGACCGTGGCCGGAAGACGTGGGACGGATTCTTGGGATTCGGGTCGTAGGGCAACGGCACGTTCGGGTCCACGGGAGTGTGATCGAGCGCCTTCGTGCGCGTCGTGCGGGCCATTACCGCTCCTCCAGCACGAAGCCCAGGAGTGATGCGCCTGGCGCGATGCGGTGGTAGGCTTGGGCATACGCCCACCAATGTGGTCGCAAGGCCACTCGTCTGCCCTCCATCGGGATCGCCCGATTATCCAACCGACGCGCATGCCGCAGGAGCAGTTTCGCAAGCGGGTAGATTTTCGTCATGGCGTCAAGGTATCCAAACGTGTCCAGGATAGATTGCTCGATGGATTTAATTCGGTCAATCGTCGTGCGGGCCATCAGCGTGTCCCCACGGGGTACGCGACCCCGTTTCGAAAGCACGTCCGGCAGATCCCCGCGATCCAATGATTCGCGGCACTCGGCTCCTGACAGGCAGGACAGGGCCGAAGTTGTCCCCACCCGACAGGCAGACGTCCCTGATGTTTCGTGGGCCGGAGGCCGTGGCGATTAGGGTAGCGCATCAGCGTCCGAGGGTCCCGATCCACCAATGAACGGACGCGCCGGTAGACTTCACAGACTTCCGGCAGCACCTCTGCCCTCTATCCATCGCTTTTGTCCCCCTGGCCCGTTATGAAATCATCGGGGAAAGTACCGGCTCCAACCCATCGGAAATAAAGGGCTTTAGGTTGCTCGCCTCCAAAAAAACAGGCAATTCAGTACCAGCATACTTCCGACCTCTCCACCTTCGCTGCAAGCCCTTCATTACTCCTCATGATGTGCCAGCGCTTCACTCGCCTGACCAAAGACGGTACGCCGCCATAAATGCGTACAGAACTGCTACGTGTCCGAGTAGCGGTAGTGGACCAGTCCACCAAGGATGCTCACTATGTGTATCTCGCCCATCCCCGAGGAACCGCAAAGAGAACGCCCAAACGAACAATCCAATCATGGACAAACAAACGGCGCCAATCTTTCTGAGAAGGCGTGGGTAGAAATCAAGCGCGCCCATCGCGCCGACCACCATCACCAGGAGCCCGAAGGCGGCCACCCCCAGGAGCACAACGCTTGCCCACTGTCCGGCGACCGCCCTTCTCTGCCTCCACGTCCATTCCGTCGGGGCCTCCCGTTCCACGGGTCGCTCGTTCCCAATCGCCGTGCGGAGTCCTCGTCTCATTTCGGGTCCGCCTGCGGGCCGAAGCGGGCGAACAGTTTCTCAGACACGTCGGTCAGCACGCGAACGTGGAGGATGAAGGCAGCGAGCATGATGAGGAGCATGACGTGCGAGAGTGTGAGCGCGGCGTAGATGAGCCAGGACATCATGCGACCTTCGCTCCACACTTCGTACAGGTGTTGGTGAGGAGAATCCCGGCCTCGTCTGGAGGCCGCGTCTCCCACGTATGGTCACAATTGCCATCAAAAGGACTCCGGTTCTGCCCGGAGTCAATTGAAACAGGTACGCCCCGCCTGCGGGAACAGACGGGGCGCAACGTGACGGAGGCGTGTCGGAGTGGGTTATCGAGACCGGCTTTAAACCGGTTGGACTGTGACAGCAGTCCCGCAGGTCCGAATCCTGACTCTAGACGCCCGGAGTAACAGAGGAGGGGAGGCATCAGGGGTGCTCCAGACGCAGGAGAACGATCTTGGATTCTGGCAGGGCCCGAAGGGCCTCGACGGTGGAAAGAACGTCGAGGTGGAGCAAGTCGGAGACGGAGGGGA